AAAAATTAGCAATTAAACTAAAGATTATACAGAAAGTATCTAATACAGAAAGAGTAAAAAACGGTTTGGAAAGACTTGGTAAAGGATATTTTGATGCTTACAGATTTAACCCTTACAACCCTTTAGCTTATATAGTTCTTATCTGTATATTTATTATCGTATTAATAATGTATGGTTTTGTTGGTGTATTTGAAAAAGCAGAAAACCCTTTTTTGTGGGATTAAAACAAACAAAACCTTGACAAATATTCACAGTTTTAAGATTAAAAAAATATATAAAAATGGACTTAAAAGAAGAAATTTTACAAGCAGTAAATGACGCTAGAGATTTAACAGATAACATTGTAAGTGTGCCAATACTTAGCCACTTCTTAGATAATATACTTAAAAAGCAATTAACTTTAACCGATGTTGTAAAGCAAAGCGAACAGTTGTGCGACAACCCACATTGTGAAGATGGTGTTGTTGATAATATATACGGACATCCAATATATTGCCAAGTGTGTAATAAGTGTAATTGAATACAACGTTACCGTATATGGAAAGTAGGCGATAGGAAGGTATGAACCAATGGAAGCCTAAACGACACACTAAAACAAGGACANGAGCCTTGAAATGTTACCAAGTGTTTAGCCTATTTTTTATATACATTGTTGTATGTCTGGTGCGACTTTAAAGCACAAACATTGATTAAATGAACGAAACTAAGTAATAATATTTTTTGAGCGTTGGCAAATTGCTGAGGCACGAAGCAAAACAAATACAATGATTAAACTATACAAAGGCGATTGCCTAATTGAAAGTGATAAAATAGAAAGTGGTAGTGTTGATTTAATATTGACCGACTTACCTTATGGAGTAGTGAAAATGAAAGAAAGTGCAGGAAACTATAAGGTTTTGAATACTGCTGAAACTTGGGATAAAGCTATTGAGCCAAAAAGCATTTATGAAATAGCAAACCGAATATTGAGAAAAAATGGGAAAATGATTTTGTTTTCACAAGAGCCGTATACAAGCAGAATGATTACAGAAGCAATACCAAACGTTCCATTTTCTTATCGTGCAGTTTGGGAGAAAAACGATTTTGCTAATAGCCTTGGAGTAAATAAAGCAATGGTTAGTTTTTATGAGGATATTTTGATATTTAGTAAAAATAACCCTAAACACGATTTTGAAGGATTACACCCATTGAGAGAATATTTTTTAACTCAAAAAACCGAAAGCGGATTGAGTAATAGTGAAATTAAAAAGATATTAGGAAACGGAATGGGTGGACATTATTTTACTAATGGAAGTCAGTTTTGTTTGCCGACACTATCTAACTATGAAAAACTACAAACAACTGGATTTTTTAAACGTGATTGGAATGAGTTAAAAAAAATTGATAGCGATTACAGAACTGAATTAATGAGGAAAATAAATGAAGAAAATCCATTTACCTTTAATTTATGGGAAGGAAAAAAATACAAAAGCAACATACTAAAATACAAAAAAGACTATGACGGACACCACCCAACTCAAAAGCCTGTTTTATTGCTTGAAGATTTGATAAAGACATTCAGTAATGAAAATGATTTAGTAGTGGATTTAACAATGGGTTCTGGAAGTACTATGGTAGCTTGTAAAAACACAAACAGAAACGGAATAGGTATTGAAATGAAAGGCGAATATTTTAGTATTGCTGAGAAAAGGGTGGGAAAAAATATTATTACGACTGCTAAGCAAGAAACTTTATTTAATGCACAGACCTAAGCACTTGCATACAACACCAAGATAAGAAGCGTTTTAATGCTTTTTATCGACTGTTGAACCACGTTTTAATGTGGTTTCAAATAATAATAAATAGTTGCAAAAATAATTTCACTTATATAGGCGAATTATTCTTTTACATTTGTGAATATGAATGATTTATATTTAATTGGTGAAGTTGGTTACGAGATTACACTTAAATCCGTAGTAGATTCAGTCGCTAAAAGCGACCAGAAAAAGCCTTTAAACATACATATACATTCGCAAGGAGGTTCTGTTTATGACGGAATTGCAATCTACAATTACCTTAAAAACTTGAAACAAGAAGTGAACACCACGTCAAGTGGCTTAGTTGCTTCTATTGCTTCGATTATCTTTTTAGCAGGAAAAAAAGAAACTAGAACTATTAATTCTAACGACTCTTTTTTAATTCATTTACCAATGGGATTTAATGGTGGCAACGCAAAAGACCTTGAAAAAACAGCTAAAGAACTAAGAGAAATTGAGGGAAAACTAGCAGACATTTACGAAAAAGAAACTAACATAACAAAAGATGAAGCTATTGATTTAATGGCTAAAGATGAAATGTTAGACGTAAATTTCTTAAAAGAAAAAGGTTTTGTAAATGAAATTATTGAGTTTAAAGCAGTAGCAAATTTATACAATAAACAAATGAAACAAGTAACAGAAGAACAAGTAAATTCAATGTTCGCTAAATTTGAAGCAAAATTAAAAAATATTTTCAAATCTAAGCCGACAGCAAAATTAGTTCAAGATGCAAATGGAGTTGAAATAGACTTTACAGACCTTGAAGAAGATGCAACTCCCTCAATTGGAGATGTAGCAACTATTGACGGAGCTAGTGCAGAGGGCGAATATATTTTGCCAGACGGAACTAAAATGATTTTTGTAGGTGGAGAACTTACAGAAATAATTGAGGAAGAAGAACAAACAGATGAAGCTTTAGAAGAAGCTCAAGCTAAAATTGCTCAATTAGAAGAAAACATTGAAACCTTAAAAAACGAAAAAGAAGATTTTCAAAACAATCTGAAAAATATAAAAGCTGAATTTAAAAGCTTTAAAAACGAAGTGTCTTCTACTTTTAAATCTGAAAAGAAAAACAGAAAACAAGGGGAGGAAAAACAAACAAGAACATTAAGAAAAAAATAGATTATGGCATCAAAAATTGACGTATCAGCCTTAACGCTAAACCCACAAGAAGCTACTGAAGTTTCTCAAGCTATCGTTGAACAAACATTTGTTATGAGTGAATTAAACGAAATTCACGAAGTAATGACTGGAATACAAATGAAAGAACAAATCGTATTCGTTGACCAAATGGGTGTTGGTGGAGAAGCTTTGACAAATTGTACTCCAGAAGAACAAGAGGGTTTATCATTAACTCAAAAATACTGGGACCCAGCTTTAATAGCAGGCAGATTAGTTCATTGTCAAAACGACTTGAGCAAATTATTAAAATTGTTCCAAAAAGCACAAAAAGCAAATCCAGACTATTTTGACAAAGAGGGTAGTCAAGAATTAGGTATGTTAGCAACAGCAGTTACTGAAAGCATCAAAGTTTCTGTAAACGCTAAAGTTTGGTATTCAGATACTGGAGCAGATACTTTTGCAGACGGTGGAGTGTTTACTAATGGAACTAACTTAGGTTTATTCAATCAGTTTGACGGACTTTGGAAACAAATTTTCGCAGACGGAAACATTCCTAGATATACGATTTCGGAAAATGCTGGTGCTAGTTACACTGCTCAAGCTTTAGCGAGTGGAAAAGGTTTAACAACCTTAAAATCTATCTACAACAATTCAGATGCAAGATTATTAGGAAATCCAGATGCTCAATTTGTAGTAACTCGTTCAATTTACGATAACTATTTAGATAGTTTAGAAAATATCGAGAATACTGGAGGAAACATCGTTGTAACTCAAGAGGGAAAAAGAGAATTGTTTTACAGAGGTTATAAGGTTGTAATGCAGAACGAATGGGATAGATTACAAAACTTATACCAAAACAATGGTACTAAAGTAAATTTACCTCACAGAGCAATTCTTACGGTTAAGTCAAATATTCCAATAGGGACTTTATCAGAAGAAGATTTACAAACTCTTGAATCTTGGTACGAGAAAAAAGACAAGTCAAACTATGTAGATTACGCATACTTTTTAGACGCTAAACATTTAGAGTCTTACATGAGTTCAGTAGCTTACTAAAAAAAATAAAATTATGGCATTAAATTGCGAAGACAAATTATCGGCTGACATTCAAAGGGATTGTAGCAACAAGCCTATTGGAGGTGTTGAAGTAAATGTTGTTTTAATACCTTTTACAGATATTAACAAAGTATCTTCAACAATTTCGGCAACAAATAAACTTTTAATTACCGACTTAGCAACAAGCACTGGGACTTCTGGTTACTTCATAGAGGGAGTTAAGCAAGCCCAAGGTGCAATGTTTGAATTGGTTAAAAAAGAAGACTCTTTTGATGCTTATAAACATTCATTTTCTGGAGTTGTTTTAAATCCCTCAGTAGCAAATAAATTAGAAGTTTCTAAAATTGCTAGTGGAGAGAGGTATGTTGCAGTTGTTGAGAAAAAATGGAAAGGAGCAGACAGCGATGAGGCTTTTGAAGTTTTAGGATGGGATAGTGGTTTGGTTATTTCTGAAATGACATGGAACACAAAAGAGTCTGACGGAATTATAAAGTTTGTACTTTCAAACGAGGATGGTTACGAAGAACCAGAAATGACTAGAACTCTTTTAGAAACAGATTACGCAACAACAAAAACATCATTCGATAATAAGTTTGCAACAGCGTAAACCCTTATGAGTGAGGAGTTTTTAAAATATGGCAAAAAAACCGTCTTTGGAGATTTATCTAAAGACGGTTTACTTTTTAGGTTTTTATCGGAATATAATGCTATATTTGGAGAAAAGAAACATAACCTTAGTTGTTCTAGTTGCCGAGAGAAAATTTGGAATAACTACTTAAATTTATTTAAAATGAAAAAATCAAATACGGACTACATACTTAAAGCAAAGTACAATGGAATACAAGACGGTTTTAGTGGGCAACCTTTAAGAAATGGAGAGATTACAAAATCTCAAGCATTAAAGCTAATTAAAAACCACCCAAAAGGAGAAGATTTATTTGACTTTATACCAGAAAATGTATCGGAAGACTTAAAAGAAAAAAAAGCACCTAAAAGCAAGGTGGAAAAAGCTAAAACAGTAAAAAGCGTTAAAACTAAGAAATAATGTTAGGAGGCTTCAAATCAACTATTATTGAAATTTATAAAAAGGTCGTAGAGTACGATAAAAATCTTGGCATAATTAAAAATGGCGAAGATAATTTGTATCCAGAAAGGGCAGACCGTTTTATTAATAATTCAGTAACAGCAAAAACATGTGCTAAAATAATGGCTTCATATTTAGCTGGAAAAGGTTGGGGGACTGCTGACACTATTTTAACCAATAAAGCAAAGGGAACTAGCTTACGTAAGTTTTCGGACAATATTGCTACTTCATTAGCCAAGCAAAGAGGTGTTTTTATTCATGTAAACTACAATGCAAATTTCAAACCCTCAAGCTATGAGGTTTTACCTTATACGTCTTGTCGATTAGGAAAAAAAGACGATAACAAGTATAATGGTAAAATTGGAGTCTGTTATGATTACGAGAAAAAAATAAAAAATACAGACATAACTTATATTGACGTATTCAATCCAATAAAAGAAATTGTAAAGGCTCAAATTGAAAATAGCAAAGGGGAAACATTTGTTGAAAAGCTAAAAAACTATAAAGGTCAAATTCTTTATGTAAATATTGATGACGAATACGTTTACGCTTTAAGTCAAATAGATGCAGTAATGAATGATTGTGATTCAGAAGCTCAAGCATCTATTTACAAAAACAAATCTTTAAGAAAAGGTTTTTTCGGCAAAACATTAATAGTAACAAAGCCTTTATCTGGAAGTTTAGAAGATTATCCAGACGAAAAAGAATGGGCATTAGCTGAATCTGAAAGAAAAAATTTTAAAGAAACAATACAAAAATTTATTGGAGCTGAAAATGTTGGAGATGCGTTACATTTAGAGCTTCAATACGAAGACGAAGCTGGTATTGACAAAGCTATTTTATTTAAAGATATTTCAAGCAATATTGACGATAAAATATTTAGTTATACCGAAGAAAGTGTTTTTAAAAATATTTTAATGGCTTTTAATTCAATACCTCCAGCAATAGTTAGACCAGAAAATAGCGTTTTTTCGGCAAGTGGAGAAAGTATAAAAGCTATGCAAGTAGTTTACCAAGACAACACCGAATCTGAAAGGTCGGTTTTGATACAAACTGTAAAAAAACTTATGGATTTATTTTTAGAGAATAAGACAGAATTAAATCTAATACCATTAATTGAAGATGACACTATTAGTAGAACTTAACGACTTTAACGATAACCATAGAACTATAAGCCAGTCCTTGTATAATAACGGAAACTTAAACCAGCATATATCAGATGCTCAATTTGTTGATGTTCAAAAATTAATGGGAATTGATTTCTTTAACGATATGTTAAGAAATAGCACGGACACTAAATACTCTAAATTACTAGATAAATCAGATTACAATTACAAAGGCAAAACATATACAAACGTAGGTTTAAAGTCGGTAATTGTTTTTTACGCTTACTCAAGATATTTAATGTTTGGTTCTAATGTTCAAACTCCTTTTGGCTTAGTGCAAAAACAAGGCAACAATAGTCAAGAGATTAGTTTTGCCGAGAAAAAAATGATGTCAAAAATGAATGAGCAAACAGCCTATAATTACTGGGAAAATGTTCGTTTATTTATTGAAAGAAATAAAGAAGATTACCCTCTATGGAAAGACAACTGCATAGTTCAACATCAATCATTTAGAATTTCAAAAATAAGTCGTGATGAACGTAAAAATAGAGAGGATTGGAGATTCAATACAGATAACTAATAGCATTGGAGATGTTTTGTTGTGCCAAAATATTAATGATGTTTGGTATTCAGAGCAAAGCCTTAAAAGAGGTGTTATTCAGCTTTATGACTCAAATTCGTTTAGGTCAGATGTTGCAAATTACAACAGCTACTTCTTATCAGAAGCAGTTAATGAAAATGATGTAGAGTTTACAGAGGAAACTTTTAGAGATTTTGTTTTTAATAATTTAGGATATACATCTTGTTAAAATGGCAGTTAAAATTCAAATAATAGGTAGTGCTTTAGTTTGTACGAATACGGTTTCAAATGAAGTTATAATTTCTCAACCAGCAAAAGATATTTGGTATAAGGAAAATAGACTTCAAGAAAATAAAAGAATTTCATTTTACGATTCAAACGGAGTAAGAGGTTCTGGTGTTTATACGGAAGAAATACCTTTTATAGAGCTTAAAGACGCAGTTGATGAAAATTTAATTGCTTTTGACGAGTTAAGCTTTAGAGAATTTGCAATAAACAATTTGTCAATAAATTTAGGTTGCAAAAAAGGTTGGGCAAGATACGATGACGGAACTTACACTTTAGAAAATAAACTCAACTTAACAATTGATAATGAAATCGTTATTCCAAACGATGCGAGTAATATCATAAAAAGCAAAAGTCAATTAGAGTATTACGATGCTAGTTCTTTAAAAGTTTTAGCAGACAGAAAAAACGATTTATATTTAATGACTTTGGTTTTTGCATGTTCAAGTTCAAATGCAAATCAAACTTACTTAGAGATTAATTTTGAAGGTCAAAACGGAACTCCTTATGATAGAATAGCCGATACAATTTCATTTCCAAAAGGAAACGATGTGACTCACGATTATCATCAAATTTTTCAGTATTACGCAGATGCTAGTTTTGTAGAAAATGGAAGTCAATGGAAAATAACCTCTAAAGGAGGAAGCTCTAGTATTTGGAACATTATATATTTCATTTCTAAAATTCAATCAAATTGAAAACAAAACTTTTACTTTACGCATTCTCTTTTGGAGCTATTGGTTCTGAAATAATAAGCACTTTTATAGATGCACAGCATCAGTTTTTATCTATATTTATGGTAGTAATACTAGATGCTATTTTTGGAATAGCGAAAGCTTTTAAAATGGATAATTTTGAAACCAGAAAAACTTTTAAAGCAGTTTATATGTTAGTGGGTTTTTGGCTTCTTTTAGGAACTGTTTTGACTATTGAAAAAGGGTTTCCTTTTGCTAGTTTTTTGTCAGAAGCTATTTTATTACCTATATTGTTGTTTCAATTAATTTCTACTTTAAAGAATATGCAGTTGTTAGGATTGATAAACAATGAAACTTTAAATAATATTTTATCAAAAATAGATAAACATAAAAAATAATGAAACTTAGCGAAAAACAAATTATATTTAGTAGAAACATATCTAAGTTAATTAATCATGCAGAAAAATTAGAAATAGGCTTAACTTTTGGAGAAGCTTACAGAACTCAAAGCCAAGTTTTATTGTACTTTTTTGGCTTTAAAATCAAAAAGGGTGGAATTCTAGGTATAAAGTTAGTTAAAGGCAAGAAGCTATCTAAAACACTATTTAGTAAACACTCTAAAAGACTTGCTGTTGACTTCAATTTTTTTATTAATGGAAAACTAACATACAATAAACATAAACTTGCCGAGCTGGGTTCTTTTTGGGAAAGTCTTCATCCTAGCAATAGGTGGGGAGGTAATTTTAAAAGCTTTACAGACACCCCTCACTTTGAAATGAACGAATAATGAGAAAGTTTGTAGGTTTTTTTATTTTAATAATATTTTTTAATTGCAAAGCAAAAAAAACAGTAACCGAATACAAAGAGGTTATAAGAATTGATACTTTAAAAATTATCAAAGAACGAGAAATCGTAAAAAGATTTACAGACACTCTAAACATTGAAAGTCCTTGTGATTCAGTTACTGGTAAATTAAAGCCATTTAAACAAGTTGTATCTACAAGTCATGGCAAAGTATCAATCCAATCAAATAATGGAAATATAACTGCAATAACTGACTTAAAAGAGCAAGTAAACGAAAAGGTTAAAAGCAGTAAAATATCTGTAAAAGATAAAACTACTTTAAAATCTAAAAAAACAGTAATTTACAGAACTCCTTTTTGGGCATGGTTAATGATGCCTTTATTATTTTTTGTAGGATATATAGTTTCAAAATTTTATTAAAAAAAAACTTTTTTTTTGCTTATAATTAAAATATATACACTATATTTACATAACAGAAATTAATAAATTTAAATTAAATTATCATGACACTACCAAAGTACAAGCAAAATCTAAAAATTGAAAACGAGAAAGTAATTAGTTACGCAACCCATGTTGCAACAATAAAAGGTAATGAATTACATCAACTAGGTTATTGGTCAATGACTACTCAAAAGCATATAAATTATGTAGCAAAATATTACAAACTTAACTTAATTAAAAACTAAATTATCATGACTTTAAAAGAAAAATTACAACCAAAAGTTTTACAAGTATTGCAAGAAGCTTCAGTAGATTATCCAAACGCAATTAAGTCTGTATTTGAAGAATTGGAAAATGAATCATATTTAATTGATTTAAGATTTGGAACAGTATATGCAATTTTAACTTTTATAGAAAAAGACTATTCAAATGAAGAGATGCAATCAATGGTAACAAACCCTTATAACTTATTTTTATGAAAAAACTAAAAGATATATTTCAATATTTATTATTCGGAATTACGGCAATGACAGTATTTTATGTTTGGTATTTAATTTTAGTAGAAGTTATTAAATTAATATTTGCATTTTTAGGACTAATTTTTAACATTTAAAATAATGGCGACAGACAAAGTATGGAGGTTTAAAGACCTCAAAACAAAACGTGAAGCACTTTACGGAAACGTAAGAGAGCTTTCAAAAAGCGAAACAATAATTGTTGACAATGTAATAATTTCTGAATACAAATTAAGGAGATTACTTGAGCAAGGTCAATATATTGACGAAAA